TTGGACTATTTCAGCCATTTCAATCATTTTTTCTTTTGTCCTTTTTGGATATACCGCACCAAGGTCGTTTATTTGTTGTACAGCATTTCTATATAAAACTTGAGGTTTTTCACTTCCACTAAACAAATCTAACACTATTTGAGCTTGTTCTTTGTTCGTACCTCTTCTACTTTTTTTATATTCATATTGAAGTCTATCAGCTGTAAGTTCGTCATACCTTTCAAGCTGTTGTACTGTTTTAGTAATCACGGCTTGTTTAGGATTTGTTACTTCCTGTGTGGTAAGCACAATTAAATCTTTAATTTTATTATATTCGTTTGGATCTGTTTCGTTTAAGTATTTAATACGTAATAACATTTTGACAGCAGTGTCTTCTATTTGTTGTGGATTTCTTGACTCTTTAGCTTTTTTCATTTCTGCTTCTACTTCACTAAATTCATCTGCCGGTTGACTTTCTTGAGGCAATAATTCATTTAGAAGTTCCTGTTCTACGTCATCACTATTACTGGCGTACTCTGTGTATAATTCAAAGGGCCGCGGTAGGTCATATTGAGCTGCACCTAACCTACCTTCTAAAGGTGCCATGTATTGCTGCTGAGGAGTTAATAAGTCAGGCTCATCTAAATTATTTAGCATTTCTAAAAAAGATATATTATTAGCCTCTTCTGGTGGTGTAGCTGGTGGTGTAGCTGGTGGTGTAGCTGTTGTTGCACCTTGTGTTCTTGATCTTCTTCTATTAACCGGCGTAGAAACTGTTTCAACAGGTGGTGTTGTTTCCATATCTTCAGGCTCTGCAACCAATTCTAGTATTTCACGATCTATAGCAGACATGTTGTTTATTGGTTGTTGTGCTTTCTGTGCTTCCATTTGAGCTTGCTGTGCTTCCATCTGCGCTTCTTGTGCTGGTTGCTGCGCCTGTTGTGCTGGTTGCTGGACTTGTTGTATTGGTTGTTGCATTACTGCCCCCTCAGGCAATCGTCTGTCACCTATACCAAACTTACTACCTAGGACTTGTCGCGTAGTTTCAATTTCATCACCAACAGGTATTTCAACATCTTGCAACTCAAGCTGCTGCGCTTCAAGATTTTTTAATCTCTGTTCTAATGCTTCTATTGCTGGTGTTCTATCAACTACTGGTTCTGCTTGTATCTTTCCTGGTTTTGTATAATATGTAGTTGTAGATCTACCGGATCCACTACCACCAGTCATTCTATCTTGAATAAATTTTTTCTTTTGTGCTAGTGTATCTTGTTCTGTTCTACCAGATAATCTTTGATATTCATTATATGTAGAATTGGCATTTTCTAAATTTCTATAAGCATTTTGAAGTTGAGTTATGTAAGTTTCGGCAGCTGGTCCAAGCTGATCTATTGCCTGTTGTTCTGCTAAAGGTAAATTTCTACCTTGAGCAAATTGATTCATCATAGTTGCTTGTGCAGCAACACTGTCATCACCGCTAATTTGCTCCAAAATTGCGTCAATTTCACCACGCGCAGCTGATACGTTGTTTGCCATTTTAGATTCTGCACTTATTAAATCTACTCTAGGTCCACTACTTGTACCTCTGGAGGTAGTTCTTCTTTGTGGTCGTCCTCGCCTATTTGCCTCTTTTACAATGTTAGCTTGTTGCTTTGCTAAATCTTCAATCTGTAATTGTTGTAGGTTTGCTATTTGATCACGAGCTTCATTTTGTTGATTTTTTAAATCCAATCGCATTTGATCAACTATTTTTTGCTTTCTTTGCGCATCCATTTGTTCAAATTTTATACGTCTTGCAGCCTCAGCATTGGCTATTTGCCACAACTGATATTTTTGTTGTGTAACAAGATTTGCCCATGACTGTCCTGTAGATGTAGTACCAGGCTTAACTTTGGTACCTGTAATAATATACGTCCCACCGACTTTATCTAATGCCATTTTATCCTCCTAATACGTCAAAACGACCAGGTGTACGTTGTATTGTTTGTGGTCCCATCATACTAAACATTGCAAGTTCTTCAGGTGTCATTTGTGATATGGGTTTTGTCATAAAACCTGGTAATGGACCTTGTTGTGCTTGTTTAAATTGTTCAAAACTTAAACCAGGTGTCATTATATTAGGTATTTCACCGCTACCTTGTTGATTTAAATTTTGTGTTAATGTTGGCATACTAGCACCTTGCGGAAACAAACCATCTGTTGCTACACTTGGAAAGGTTTTTGCTACTTCATCTGATGTTAAACCTGTTTTTTCTGCAACTGCTGCAGTTCTTTGTTCAGGTGTCATATTTGTACCAAACAACTGCTGTATTGTCATACCTTGTATACCACCTTCTAAACCAGCTTGAATTGGTGATAATGCAGATGCCATCATGTCTTGATTCTTTTCGTCAACTGCGGCTCTTACATCTCTAAGTTCTTGCTCTTGTTGAGCTTGTCTTTGCAAATCAAGCTGTAGTATTTCTTGAGCAATGCGTGACTCCATGTCTTGTCTGCCTTGTGCTGCTTGTTGTGCTCGTTGCATCTGCAGTTGAGGTTGTGCTGTATTTGCAGACAATCTACGCATTTCAGCATCGGCACGCCTTTGTGCTTGTTCTACACCACCACTCATTCTATTTCGCAATGCTGTTTCTTCACGATCAGTAAGACCAAGCATGCCCATTTCTTCAAGACGTTCTAGTTCTTTAAGTCTTTTTCTATTTGCCCGACCAGTTTTTGTAGGCAACAATCCTGGTATTGCTTTGATTGCAGCACCAGCAGCACTTGCTCCAGCCATTTTGGTTGCTATTGGTAATGCAGCTAATGCTGCTGTTGTTAAAGCTGGCATATGTCACCTATACATGAAATGTTTCTATTGTAAATGTTTGACAGTTAATCTGTCCCTTCTCAACTTTGGAATTGACTGCCACTGAGAACTTATATCTGCCTGCACTTAATGTTAACATACGAGTCATCATAACGCTGCGATGGCCACACGCATTCTCTTCAGCACCAGGGTCTATTATACCACTACCATTAAGTCCTTTAAAATTTTCCCAAACATAGGATCTACTGCCAGAAAATTGTGTTATGATTCCATCTTTCTCATACTGAAGTAAAAACTTATTATCCCATTTGCCATTACCTGGACCTCTTGTAACTGTACTGTTTAGTTGTCCAACAGCTTTTGCATAAAAGGTTATCATTACTTTTGTATTATCTTTATAGATAATAACTTCAGCACCAGTATTATTTAACGATTGAAAATCTTTAATGTTATTACTTGTTTGATTGTCGCTCTTAGTGGTTGCTGTGAACCAAGAGTATTCTTGTGGTAGTCGTATTTTTGATACACCCTGTAAAGTTTTAGAAATAAAGTCACTAGTTTGTACAGTAGTAATAATACGAGGGGTAGCAATACTCTCTCCAACAATAGTGTCTGCAGATACATCAGCGGCGATAACTTCTTGATTGACATATTCCCTCAGTGCATCTTCATTTAATGCATGATTAGTGGCTGCTAAGACTGCTCCGTCTACATATGTAAATGGTTTAACAAATGCCATTAGTTCTCCACTACAATTGCTTGTATATGATTGTGTCTGATGTTTATTGAATTGTTAGTCAAACCAACACAAGCTTGCAATTCTATTGAATCAATAACACTTGCTGCTGGTAAGGTGCACAATCCACTAAATGCAATTGTTACAAAGTTCATATTTAATTGTGTTGGAGATGTTGTAGTAGTAAATCCACCTTTTGGTGTAAAGCTATACGTACAGTTGGCTATATCTACTGTCGAGCCTCCACCGTTTATAGTCATTAATAAACGAAATGCATACGTATTATTATTTATTTGCGCCAGTGTACCATTACCATCATTGGTATTTAAAGCAGTTACAGCTACAAGTCCACTTGCTTGAACTCGTACAACTACGTTGCCGTGTGTTGTATAGTTTGGTAGAACCTTGCTTGGAGTACCAGCAACATTTTCAATAGTTGCAAATGCTGTATTTGTTGTATTCCAATCTGATGTTCCATCATAATCAAATGTAAATAGGCTTGTTATAGAATTGCTATCACTAAAATGAATACGTTGCGCCCACTCTGTATCTAAGTTGACATCCTTTATACTATCACTTGCAACACTGTTATACACAGCATTTAACTGTGTTGCTGTTGGTGCTTGCCCACCTTCAAAATACTGGTTTGCTATTCTACCCATATTTACCTCTTAGTGTTGCAAGTCCATATTGACGCGCCATATATTTCCATTATTGAGCTTGGATTTGTATCTACACCAAGGTCATCCTCTGGATTTGTAGTAATAGTTTGCCATTTCAATTCTAACCTTACAGGTTGCGAACCAACCAAAAACTTAAAAGGTACACTTAAATTTGCCAATCTTGGATACACTCTACCTGTTTCTGCAATCAATATATCGTTACAAAACAAACCCCATCGTGACCACCAATCTTGTCCAAAAGCTACGTCGGTTCCTGAGCTGTTTGTAATAACATCTAAGCCATGTCTAAAGTTTATATCAAAACATCCACTGAGTGTTCCATTTTTTGCATCAAACTGTAAAACAACCCCTTCGTAATCTGCATCTATATTTACTAAGTCATTCCATCCACTAGACCAGTTTTCTGCTTGCAGGTCAAATGTTACTAATGGCTGATGTATAGTTTTGCTACCTTCGTATGTGTTCCATCTTCTAACATAATGATAATCTTGTGTTTGCCCTATGTGTTTAAAAGCAAATACTTTTGCAGTGCTTTGAGATGTTAAAACAGAAGGTGCTAACTTTAATTTATCTATAGTTTGTACAGGGAAGTTTTGCCCATCTAGCTTACCATTGTATTCACTAATTACAGTACGAGTATTGTCGTTTATGTTTTCCGGCTTTACTTGATCGTTATCTTTTTGTCCAACTTGTGTATATACTTTCATCACATTACCTTGGTAGACTGGTTTAATGCTGGTAATGCAACAGCGTCTGTAAGCATATTAAATGAAAGTAAGTGCCATTGTTGTGCATTAGTTGTTCTAACACCAAACTTAAATTGATCACATAGTTCAGTATTTACATCGTATCTTAAAGTAATTAATCTCCCTTCAGCTATCTTGCTTGAGTTCACTGTAAAAGGAACTTTTGTTAAAGATAAATCTGCTGGACCAAATACAGGATCTTCCTTAATAGTAAACACTGTTTCACTTTTTGCTTGCTTTTGAACTGTTGTAGCATTTTCAATATAGGAATAATCAACTCCATAAAAGAAATCAAAGCCATTGTCACCATAAGATATAATGCGCAACTCAATACTGTAGTACCTTACTTTTACACTATTTTCATTTGAGTTGTACCATGCACTTTCCCATTGATGCCCATTGTGGGTTGTATTAGTTACAGCAAGTGTAACATTATCTCCAAATGATGTAATTTTTCCTGACTGTCCCCAATGTGAACTAGCAGTCATAATTTGAAGCGGACCCAACTTATTAGTTTCAGCGTCTAGTGCTGGTGTCCAGCTAGGGTCATTTCCTAATAAAAAGTACCCATTGATAGTTGTAGTCATTGCAGACCAATAACTATTGGTTGGTGTTTCTAAGTCTGTACGTATAGACCATAAGGGCGTAGATGGTGTTAAATGCAACACATATCCAAAGTCAGGTGTAGTCGAATCGTCTGTGGGCAGGTGCATCCACACTTCCTTTTCTCGATAAGAGTATGCAGCAATAGCCTTGTGCATCATAGAGTGATTGACTCTACGCAACAGTTTGTCAATAGGCTTGCTTATTTTCTGCATGCTTATCGATGCACCACCATTTAAACCTCCTGAGAGCATCCACACGCCTTGTTCGTTAATAAAGACAACACCTAACTGAGGTATAACTACAACTGCTTTGCTAGCGACTGTACCAAGCGTATTTGTAATAGTGCTTATGTTGTAATTATCTGTATCAAAACTAATTATATTAATAGCAGTCTCACGAAAAACAATCAGATTGTTATAAAACGCGACTAATTGTGTAATGTCACCACCAGTTTGGTTACCCAAATCAAAGTAAGCCAAAGCTCCAAACTGCTCAAATATACCTTGGTCTGAATAAATTATTCTGCTACCAGCAGCTAACCAAAGCCTATTGTCCCACACTTCACCAAACTTCCAATCTGTTGTAATTGCTGAACTTTCTGACCGCAATGGAGCTTGATCTACAAGGTACTTATCTGGAAACGCATCAATAAAAAATCTACTGCTGTTTTCATCTATTTGAGTAACAAAATAATACACAGTTCCATTTGTATTAATTTCTTTTGTTCTATAAATTCGCCTTGCAACTACACCTTCTTGACCAATAGGCAAGTCAAGCGCAACACCGTATCGTTTGTCGGGGCTACCTGTAGGCAATGACCATGAAACACTTTGTGCAGCACTCAATGGTGACTCAGCACCCAAGTCTGAAATCATTGTCATTTTGTAGTTGTACGTGTATTGAGTTTGTACACGGTCACCATCTGAATCTTTCTCTATATATCCCAACCCATATTGACTAACTGGATTAAAAGCAACTGCAGCACCACCACTTAACACCTTATTGTTCTGATACTCAGTAGCTACATCTAATGGGTCACAACTTGGAGTCTGTAATACAAACCCAAAGTTACGATATACTTGATCACCACTAAATAGTATTGCTCTATCACGTCCATTTATAATAAGAACATGTTGTCCTAAGTTTACAAATTGACTACCTACATCGCCAAGCTTAGGAATGTACCGATCAGTATCAATCGTTACTAAATCATTTTCATAAAATGTACCCGTATACGTTGCACCTTGTCCTTTGTTACCAAGAGCATAATACAGTTTACCACCCTGTTCGATAAAAGTATAAATGTCATTTGTGCCTTGTCTTTTCCACTGGTAAACAGCATCTACCTTTTCAGTAAAGTATTTTGTAGCTGTTGCACTGGTAATGGTCCATGACGATGGTATATGCCACCATGACTCAAATCCGACGTTGGCTTTCCATCCACCTTCAGATACATACCGACAATTATTAATAGTGTTTGCATCACCAATTAGTGGTGTTAACACCTGATTAATACCAGCACACGGGACAAATCTTTTTAACCTTTGTGGCTTCATGTGATTCTCCGCAATGTACTACCATCAAATACTGCCGGTGCTTGTCCTAGCTGAAACTGCCCTCTTTGTACACGCAAATCTATTTTATCTACATATCGTTTGGCTAGTTGTGAAACCTCTTTTTGATACTTGCGCTCGTATGTAGTTGCCAATCCTTGCTGCCCTAGTTTTAAATATATGTCTTCGAGTGCTTTGTAAACTATAAGTTGATGGAACTCATATGGCATATTAGGAACATCTGTTTTAATACACAGTGGTATAGGCTTTACCATATACCTTATAACACCTTCTCGTACAAAATCTTCTGGTTGTAATAGTTGATTATTTGCATCTTTTATTTGATTCAAACTATAATCAAATCCATTTACTCTTGGATATGGACGTACTTGTTGATGTTGCCCGTCTATTTCAATATATCGCAGTGCTTTGTTGTTAAACTGTGAGGTTTGTTTTATAACGTAGGTTGAGCTTGTATCTTCTACATTAACTGGTCGTATATAGTTTTGATCATTTACAGCACTACTTGTGTTGTTTAAACCATTTACCAATGCTGTCCAACACGGTAATCCTTTGCGTTCACCTGTTGCTGGGTCAAAGTTTTGATTCCAAAACAATACTTTACGATGTCCTTCCCATTCATCTGGTATTTGCCACGTATGATTAAATGTTTCAGCAAATATAGGATCATTGTTCCATGAGGTAAATGTTACGGTTAAACCTTTATTATTGCCAGATAACTTATGTATTGCTGAATCTGAAAGAGCACCTACCTTTCCATCTTTAACAAACGCATAACAAATTTCATAATGTGTTCCTGATGCTAGGTTAGCTCCAGCTATTTCTGTTTCTGCAATACTTAAATTTTCACCAGGTCTAGTAAGTTTTGCTGGTGATGGTATGTATGCTTCTGCGTATCCCATTTCATAATCTGTTCTAAGATTAAGCTCTTCTTCCCGTCTTGGTAAAATAGCAGTCGATTTGCCATATGGGTTTTGTGAGCCTGTAGCACTTACATACGGGTAATCTCTATGTCCTAGATATAGCAGTTCCAAACAGTCTTTTGGTAAATCATACCATCGTTTTTTAATTCTCCAACCAATGTTTTTTGTACTTGTTGGTCCCTCAAAAGACCTGTCTAATAATATAGTAGTACCTGATATGACCTTATTTATAGTGTACTCCATATTGTCTATTTCAATAGGTTGCCCTTCCCACTGGTCTTTATAAAAAATTAATCTATCAATACTTGTATCAAACACAACCTGTCTTTGTGACTGATTAACTACAGCTTTAACCTCAGTTACTCCAGCTGCTGCATTACCTAAGTCTGTATTTTTTGTGATGTCTACATGAAATCTTAATACACTAAGCTTTGTTGCAAAGTTCCAACGCTTCATTGTCCATATACAATAGTACGCATCATTTATTAGGTCATCAAGTTGATTGTTAAACTGTTGAAGCTCAGGACTATAATCCGTTATATTCTTAACTTTTTGTCGTAGTTGTTCTAAATTAGCCATGTTTACCTCAACAAAAAAGGGCGGGTGCAACACCCACCCTTCGGTCTTTCATTCAATCTTAGATTAAAACTGCTTGATTACAATCACAGTTGCAACATCAACGTCATCATCAGCGCAAGCATATGCAACAGGTGGCAATACATCTGAGTTAGCGTAATTTTTTAACTCGCCAGCAGTTGTAAACAATGCCAATGCAGAACCTTTAGTTACACTACCATCTGTTTTTGCTTGACATAAGCCAGCAATACAAACGTCAATAGTGTCACCGGCAGCAGCAGCAGCAGCCAAAGCAATACCAACAAATGCAGTTCGATCTGCATCATTTGAATCTGCCTTAACAACGTGAATCATCTTATCCCCGTCAGCAGTTTTGGTAATGTCAAAAGCAACCGCTTCCTTCTCGGCAATGGCTTCAGATGCAATGAAGGTTTCGATTTGACGACGGTTCATCGCTTCGATTCCTACAGCTACTGTACCACCAGATGGTAATGCGTTGTACTGTGAAGTTTCCAAGTATTGGATAATGTTTTGTGTAGCCATTACAACCTCCTATTATGCAAAAATTTCGCCATCAACAAGCAAGCCTTGAGAACCAAGATGGTCTGCGATCAACTGCATTTTAACATACAATTGTGCAGCCCGTGCTGTTGTGCCTGAAATATGTTCGAATGGAGAAACTGCAAAGTCAGCATCTTTGTGCATGCAAAGCTTTACACCTTCAAAGTTCAAAAGATAAGCAGAGTAGTGTTTACCAGCAGCTACATCTTCAAAGCCCATCTCTAGGTCTTGTTCTACAACTGCACCACCAAACGCCAACTGCATACGTCCACCATCAAGAGTAGTTTCATTAATGAAACGCTCTTGTACAAACATAGCACGACGATAGTTAGCCATAGCAGCTTCAGACATAAGTACACAGTCGATTTGTCCCATAGGGGCTACAGATCCAGCTTGAATAGAAATCTGTTGCATCAAACGAATACCGTTATCTTGAAACTTATCAAGAGCATCTTGAAACTGATTTGTCCAACCATTAACATTGAATGTAGCTTTTGAAATACCACCAACAGTGTTGTTTTGACCAGTTCTGACAGCAGCTTCAATAAATCCACCATTTACAGCACCGTTCAATGTATTAACATCTGTAAGAATAGTTGATGATCCAGCAAGCAGTTGCTTGTTAAGTTCACGTCGCAACATACCCATTACTGAGCGCATACGAGCTTCAACAATTTTTACAATAGCTTTTTCGCCACTGTTTTCTAGTTCTTCCTTTTTAGTTACAACAATAGGTGCTGTAAAATCAGCCCATTCATAAACTGCTGGTTGCAATACATCTTTAACTGCTAGGTTAATAGCTTCGTAACCAGTTGGAAGATTTGTAATTTGTGAGTGTTCAGCAATACTAAGCGGACGTTGGATTTTAATACCACCATCTTCATACTCAATACCATTGTATCGTTTTGCATTGTCAAGGAATGCAACCTTTTGAAAGAGTTCGTCAACTTCACCATCACGGATGGAATACAAGGTTGACGATAGCAAATCATTAGAAATAGCCATTGTTTTACCTGTGTTAGTAAATTTTATTTATTATTTAACATGTTCCAAACGGAGTGTTGTGTGGGTGCTGTTGCCAGTCCAATACTGATAGTGTACCGTTACGTTTCTAAAGTGTCAAGTTATAAACTTCTGTATTCATTCATCCACTCTTGCAAATGATTGCCAGGGCATTCTGTTTTACCCTTTTCACGATGCGTGTATACGTGTTCTATTTCTATATTAAAATCGTACTGTAAACACTCTAACAAGTCATGCAAGCTTTCCAATTGTTGTGGATTTGGTTTAACATTGTTGGTGTTTCCTGTAACGCAAATACCAACTGATGTTTTATTACATGCTCTACAATGTGCCCCAGTTTTATTTATATCTCTACCTTCTTGTATTGTACCATCACCAAGAATAACAAAGTGATACCCAACATCAGACCACCCACGTTCTATTGTATGCCAACGATATATTTGCTTGAATGTAGTTGATGTTGGTGATGCTGAATGATGAACAACAATAGAGTTAATGTTGCGCAAAATATCAGGTTTTTTGTCACGCCGTAACATTTTTGGTAGCTTGTATGTTTTCATTTTTTTGCCGCTCGTGATTTGTGATATTGATAGGCATCCCATGCATTTTTAAATTTAGGTGTACCTGAAGGTGTAACTGACTTACCAGAACTGGTTTTACGCAAAGTCTTACGGCGAGAACTGCGCTGTTGCTCCATAGCTGCACGTTCTGCTTTTGCTTTTGCTGACTCAACCTTTGCTTTTACAATATAAAAAGCATCTTCTAGTTTAAGCTCTGGACGCTCTTGCAACATTTGCGCTACTGGCATTCTATATTCATTGTCCATAAGCTCTGGATTTTCTGCTTTAAACTGTTGCAACTGCATGCGACGGTGCTCTACCTGCATTTGTTCTTGTGCTGGCTTCATCATTTCTTGCATCATGAGTGCAGCCTGACGTTTTATTTCTGCTTGCAAACCTTGTTCAGTATACAAATCATTTTGTGTTTCACCTTGCTTTTCCAACTCTTGTTGAGCTTGCTTGAGGTATGGATTGTTAACAGCAAGTTGTCGCTGTGCATGCAAAGCTTCTTTTTCTTTTTGCAACTCTTTTCGCATTTCAGCAATTTCTTGTGTCTTGCGAGTATATGATGAACGTATATTAGCAACATGTTTTCTTACATCTTCTGGAATGTGTTGCATCCATTCATGCAAAGGCTTCATTCCCTTATGGTTGGCATCTTCAGTAAATTCGTCGTAGTCTTCATTTGTCATTTCCATTAGTTCTTCAATGGTTAACAACTCAACTTCTTCTTCTACTTCTTCTACTTCTTCATTGGTTTCATCAGATGCTTCTACAGCTTCTGTTTCTTCAATTGTTTCAGATTGTTCTGTGGCTTCTATATTTTCAACAGTCTCCGAACCGGAGGTAGTGTTATTCATTTTCATTTCCTTTTTGTTGTACGTTTTTTAATCATAGGCTTTTTACGCTTAGATGTTTTGGCTTTTGCCATCTTTGCTTTCTTGGCAGCCATTGCTTTTTTTGCATCAGCTTTACCTTTTGCTGTGTATGCGAATTTTTTTCCATTTACTTTTGGCATTACATTCTCTCCATAAATAGTGTATCTACATCTTCTTCAGTAGGTTCTTCATCTTCTGTTTCTACTTCTTCGTTCATTTCCATTTCTTCACCCATTTCACTGGGTACTTCTTTTAAATAACGCTTAAAATCTTTACTACTGGCAATACTATTTACTTTACCAGCAACAACATTTAACATTGCATCGTCAGTTATATCTTCCAACTCAAACTGCATTTCTTCATCTACCATATCTTTTTCTACAGCATCACTAATTGCACCTTCAAACATGGCAAGGACACGTACAAAATCAGTTGGCAACTTTGTTAAATCTTCAGAAAATGCAGGATAATCAGGGGTTTGGTCGAATAATGGCAACAATCTATTGGCTGCTTTTACAAGGTTATTTAATGGTTTTACACTGTATTGACCTTCAGGTGCCATTCCATCAAACGACTGCTCATCATCTTCTTCTGCCATTTGTATTTCAACTTCAAGTCCTGGCATTTTTTCCATCATTTCTTCTTTCATGTCTTGCTCCCAAATGTTTTGTCTAATTTTCCAGACAATGCTTCGTGTGCTGGAAATGCCTCGACAACAGCTTCTTCTTTTGTTTTACCACTTTTCAAGGCTTGTGTGTATTTATTTATATGTTTATCTTGTTCTGCAACTCTATCTTTTTTCTTTGTTACAGCTGAGTCCCAACGATCAGATGGCAAATCCGCCTCGCATACAAACCCTTTTTCTTCCATTGCTTTCTGTGCTACTTGTGGGTTTGTAACATGTTTACCCAGTGCCTTACTAAAGTATCCATTTACACCATATGTACCAGTACCATTCCATGTACTATTCTTTTGAGGAGCTGTTAACATGCGTACAATTTTACCACCACACCCCTTTTCAAACGTATCTGTACCACACAACTTTGGTTCTCTGTCTTGTTCAACCATAGAGAAACTTACAATTTCTTCATGTATCTGTAAACAATGTAAACATTTGTATTTATACAGCGGCACTACAACCTACCTTTATTAATTGCGTTTGCAAACTGTTGACTTGGCAAGTTTCCTTGGGCATCAATTTCACCTGCCTGAGTTTCTACACCTTGCGGAGCAGCACCTGCACCAGGCTGTGCCATTTGTTGTTCCATTGCTTCTTTAAATGAATCCGGCATTTCAAACAATCGAATCAACTCATCTTTTACAGTTTGTGGATTGACACCCAACTGCAATAATGTTGGCAATAACTGTACAATGTTGTTTCTTTTAAGGGCTTGTGACAACGGCGTACTACTTTGATCCAATGCTACTATTTTAAATTTAGCATCTATATCTTTGCCAGTAATAATTTTTGGCAGTCCTTCTACTTCAATAACAGCTTTGTCACCTTCTTCTGTCATTAGTGCAACAATACGCAAATATGTTTTGGCTATTAGCTCAATAGTATTGTCACGCTCTCTGGCGAGCTTGCCTATTTCTGATGCTGAATACTGTGCAAGTGCTGCAACTTCTGTTGCTGTAGCTTTGGTAGCTTCACCTCTACTAAACGGTGCTAAAATACTACCTCTGTTAATGTCTTGTTCAATAAAACCCAAATACCGCTCAAAGTTATTGGATATAGGCTCTACCCCGACTTGTTGTATTACACCTTGAAGTATTGGTTCGTCAACAGCTATCATAGCACCATCAACACCAGCAGTAATTTTTGCCAGTGCTTCTTCATCTAATGTGCCCTCTTTGTACAAGTATTGTCTACTATCTCTACGTACAGCGTTAGCCCAGTATGTTCGTAATATGTTTTTCTCATAAAACTGATCGTATACTCGACTAACGGCACTTAAACCACACATCGGCTTTTCTGGCTTACGTGCATAGTACAAGGGACATAGAGGGGTTAACGGTTTATCATCATATGTGCGTATTGGAATCTCAGACTTTTCCAATAAACCATCACCTTCTTTGTAGTTAGGCGACCAAAAATACAGCTGGTCGTATAACATATCGTAAAACTCTACAACTTGTATATACAAATAATCATCTGGCAAATCTTCTGATACACCTGTATATCGTTCCTGTGGTGTAAAAAACTCAACCTTTGGTATTGCTGTATAATTTTTATTGCCAAATTTATCTTTAGCCTCTGGAATACTTAAATAATATGTATGCGCTACAAACCGTTGCTCATCCCATGACGACGCATCTAAATCAACAATAACTTCCCAACATGGCAAAGCTCGTATTGTTACCTTTTCTAGTATGTCCTCGCTTTCATTGGGAGCCAACTTTACAAAAGCATTTGGGTATATCAATGCTAAACGACTGGCTATTTCTAACTGCTCACGTTTATCAAACAAAAATCTATTGATCACTTCTTGTGCCAACTCAGGA